GGTCTGGTGATCAATCCATTCAAATATGGCACTGAAGAATTGGCAGCAGATCTCACTCTGTCTGCCACAAAGGCAGTTATCTTTGCTCCTACATTTACAGGTAACTACCAAACCGACGAGATTATCACACAGTCTCGCACAATTGGCGGTCAGCAGGTGACTGCTCGTGGACGTGTGATCTCTTGGAATAGCACAACTAAAGTGCTCAAGTATTACCAGAATAGAGTTGATGGTATTTTCCCTGAATTCACTGGTAGTTTGATTGAGTTTGAGGGTGGTAACCCAGTTGTGGGTGCAACATCAGGTGCATCTGCTGACCCCGATATTAACTTCCCCATTATCTCTGGCACATCTACTCGTGTTATCAATAACACGGAATATGATCTTGGCATGTCCTTCACCAACGGATATGCAAAACCAGAAGTCCAACCTAATAGTGGAGAAGTTATCTACATAGATAACAGAGGCGCGATCACTCGTGCTGGTGACCAAATTGAAGATATCAAAATCGTAGTAGAGTTCTAAGCGATGCCCCAGAATACTAATCTAAATATCTCTCCTTATTTCGACGATTTCGATAAGGATAAGAATTTTTACCGAGTGCTTTTCAGACCTGGGTATCCAATTCAGGCTCGTGAATTAACGACTCTGCAATCGATTCTTCAGAATCAGATTGAGTCTATTGGTCAGCACTTCTTCAAAGAAGGTGCGATGGTTATCCCTGGTCAGGTGGGTTATGACCTGAATGTGCAAGCAATCATCCTGCAACAGTCCTTCTTGGGTATCGATGTTGAGACCTATAGAGAGCAGCTGCATGGTCAGATTATTGAAGGTATTACAACGGGCATCAAAGCAAAAGTACTCTTCTCAATCTCTGCTGCCGAATCTGAGCGTGGTTACGTTACTCTATACGTTAAGTATATTGAGTCTGGCGATACAGTCTCCGACACCAATATTAAAGGTTTCCAACCTAATGAGCAGTTGCTTGCTGAAAACGAAATTACTTTCGGCACAACACTGATTGAAATTGGATCTCCATTTGGACAGTTGCTTCCTGTTGATGCGACTGCTGTAGCATCTGCAGCATACATCAATAATGGTGTGTACTTTATTAGAGGTCACTTTGTTGATGTCCAATCAGCAAACCTGATCCTTGAGCAATATAGCAACAACCCCTCTTATCGTGTTGGTCTTGAAGTTAGCGAATCGATTGTTACCCCAGAAGACGATCCAACACTGAATGATAATGCTGCAGGTACGTCAAACTATTCAGCACCTGGCGGTCACAGATTTAGAATTAAGACCACACTGGTCAAGAAAACAATCAACGATTCAACTGATAAAAACTTTGTTGAATTGTTGCGTATCAACAATAGTAAGGTTGAGCAATTTGTTACTGCAACTGCATACTCCGAGTTGGAGAAGTCTCTTGCACGTCGCACCTATGAAGAGTCTGGCGACTATGTTGTAGATACTTTCACCATTAAGGCAAGAGAAAACCTTGATGATGGTTTCAATAATGGTGTATATCGTCCAGGGCAGACAACTGCACAGGGCAATACTCCAACTGATGATCTCTACACCCTGGAAGTCTCTCCTGGTAGAGCGTATGTTAAAGGTTACAGGACAGAATTCCTTGTGCCTCAATTCATCGATTCTCCAAAACCAAGAGATTTTGCTTGTGTAGAAAACGGCATCATGCACTTTAGACTTGGCAACTTTGTCAAGGTCTATGATATGTACGGTTGGGCAAACCTCACTGGTGAGGGTGTGACTGATGCATATCAAGTTATTGAATTGTATGATGATTGGAATCTTGGTGTTTCTAACAGTGTTGTTGGTAACATGATTGGTCGTGCTCGTGTAGCACAAATCCAACTTGACACTGCTAATCAATATGATCTGTGGTTCTTTGATCCACAAATGTTTACTGCCCTTAACTTTGCATCGGGCAACAACTCAGTAATTGTTGGTGATGTACTTAGAGGTCGTACTTCTGGTGCTCGTGGTTTCGTTGCAGATGCTGGCAGTGGCACTTATTGTCTGGTTGAGCAAGTATCTGGTGTCTTTGTTAATGGTGAAGTTATTGAAAGAGATGGTCGTGTAATTGGCACTCTGGAAGCAGCACACTCGTATAACCTCTCTGATGTCCGTCGTTGTCTCGGTAGAAACTCCAGCAACTCCGTGACATTTGCAGCAAACTGGTTGCTCAATGACTTGTTTGCTCTTGAGTCTTCAACAGTCACTGTTGATACCTCAACCAACAACCGTATCGAAGGTTTCCGCACCAAGTTTGCACAGGATCTTCGTCCTGGAGATGTGATTACTCCTACTAATAGTAGTTTGAAGGGTGACAATACTCTCAGAGTTAAGAGAATTACTCAGTCTTTGGTTTCAACACAACCTGGAAACTCGGCAACAGGTGCCACTAGTACTATTTTCGATTACCTCAATCAGTATGCAGAGCTGGATACAACTCTAACTAAGGGCACTGTCGCTGAGGGTGAATATACCGAGATGGTAAGGATGCGTCCTTTCATCTTCCAGAAGGACTATCAGAATGGTGAGTTGTCTATTGACACACCTCGCACATCGATGAAGTCGATCTCTGACGAATCCTTCTTTGTTTACAGGACATTCGCTAACAAGACCGTTGTGTCTGGTGGTGTTACTGTGTCTCTTCCCGAGTCTGAGCAGTTTGCTACACTGGACAACGAAAACTATGTGCTGACAATCGTTGCTGAGTCTGGATCTGCATATAGCGTTGGTGACAACCTTGATATTGATGCCCTCAATGAAGCAGGCACGCTAACAGTTACTTTTGGTGCTGATGCACAGTCTATTACTATTTCTAATCTGACTGGTGTTACTACTGTAAAACTAACTGCTTTGGTTTCCAAGAATGTGGTTACCAGAAAGATTAAAACTGCCGCTAAGATGCGTGCAATGAAAGTGGTTAGGACTCGTAATAACAATGACCAACAGAAATTTGGTCTTGCTTACGGTAACCTGTATGGCACAAGAATTGAAGATGAAGAGATCTCGTTTGCACTGAATGATGTCTATAAGATTCATGCTGTGTATGAGTCGGAAGATGACGGTGATGCACAATCTCCTTACGTTGTATTGTCAGAATCTACATTCTTTGACAATGGATCTGTTGTTGTTGGTAGGACATCTGGTGCTCGTGGTCGAGTTATCCAGTTTATCAACAGCACACTGAGACTGTACTTTGTTGCTCTCAACGAAACTCCATTCCTCCCTGGTGAGATTATTGATGGTGTTGATGACGACAATGTGCCTCTTACCGCAATCATCGATGACTCTGAAGGATCTGTTTCTAGAGGTAGTAAGGTAATTACCAGTCAGTTTGAATTGGAAGCAGGTCAGAAAGCACACTTCTATGATGTGTGTAAGATGACACGTCTGCCTGGTTTCACTCCCCCAATCCGTAAGATGCTGGTCATCTTTGACTACTTCTTGCATGAGTCTTCAGGTGACTACTTCTCCTCCCAGTCTTACACTGGCATCCTTTATAAAGAGATTCCCAAGTATAAACTGGATGGATCGATTAACTATCTCCGTGACCAGATTGACTTCCGTCCTGCTATTGGAGAATTGGCATCTGGTAACGGCACGGTTACTGCACCCTTCTTTGTGAATTGTGCGTCACTTGACTTTGGTGCTAGACAGTTTGATACTTCTGGTGGTCAAGGTGGATCTACTATCTTTGACGTACCTAAGGTCAATACAGAATTTAGAGCAGACTATTGCTTCTATCTACCTAGAGCAGACAAGTTGTATCTGACACACGACAACAAACTCAAGGTTGTCCAAGGTGTTTCTTCTGAGGATCTTCCATATCCCGATAAGGTTGAGAATGCAATGCTTCTCGCTAGTATCGAGATGCGTCCTTATGTTTATGATGTTGAGCGTGATATCTTGGTGTATCCCGAGATTATCCGTCGCTATACTATGAAGGACATTGGCGATCTGGAAGCCAGACTCGCTCACGTTGAATACTACACTTCTCTGTCACTGCTGGAAGTACAAGCAGACAACACTAAGACATACGATGACAACGGTTTCGACCGTTTGAAGAATGGTTATGTTGTGGATGACTTCACTGACCACACTGTCGGTGACGTGCTCAACATTGACTATAAGTGCTCCATGGACTTCAAAGAGGGTCACCTCCGTCCTTCGCACTATACAACTAATGTGCCTCTGGAATTCAACCTGGCAGGATCTACTAATGTTGTAAGGACTTCTGGCAATATGGTGATGCTGCCTTATGAAGATCTGGCAATTATCACGCAACCTTATGCATCTAGGACTGAGAATGTCAACCCATTTAACGTCTTTACCTTCATCGGTCGTATTGACCTGACACCTGCATCTGACGACTGGATTGATATCGAGCGTCTGCCTGCTCGTGTTGAAAACGTTGAAGGTGACTTCTCTGCTGTTGCTAGAGACCTTCAGATTGACCAGAATGGTTTTGCTCCTATCCAGTGGGGTGGTTGGCAGACCAACTGGACTGGCGAATCACTGCAATCTACTTCTAGATTCTCTAACAGATCTGGTAGTTTCTCTGCTGGTGGTCGCCGCCTGGGTCGTCTGGGTCACGGTCAGGGTCGTCAGCCCCTCTTCGTGCATGAGAGACGCACTTATCGTGTTGTCAACAACCAGGCACGTCAAGGTGTGAGGACTCGTGTTACTCCTAAGATTGATCGTAAGTCTTTGGGTGATACTATTCTGTCACAGACAGCAATCCCCTGGATTAGATCCAGAAATATCGGTTTCAACATTGACCGTCTCAAGCCTCGCACAAGAATGTATTTCTTCTTCGATGGTGTCAATGTTACCAATTACATCACTCCTAAGGTAATCGAGCTTACTAAGTCTTCCACCCAGGATCCAAACACTAATGAAACTCCATTCGTTGTTGGTGAAACTGTAATTGGTGAAACTTCTGGTTGTCAACTGAAAGTTGCAGCACCTGATGATGGTTATAAGACTGACCCCTATGGTCAGGGTGAAGCACAACTTGCTTCTTCTTATGCATCACAAACATCTTATTTGAATATCGACATTCAATCACTTTCCGAAACCGTAAGTCCTGACTTCTTCGGTAATGTGAATGTTGGAGAGGTACTTGTTGGTCAAACTTCTGGTGCTCGTGCGATTGTAAGAGATCGTCGTCTCTTGTCCGATAACATCGGTAACTTACAGGGCACTTTCTTTATTCCTTCACCTAAGAATGACTCCAACCCCCGTTGGGCAACTGGCACAAGGACTGTCCGTGTTACAACGTCTGATACCAATGATAAGACACCTGGAAATGTAGACTCGTCTGCAGACGCTAGCTATAGCGCATCTGGCACACTTCGCACTGTTAGAGAAAATATCCTGGCAGTCCGTAATGCTGAGATTGTCCGTGATACGGTTAATGACGAAAGGACTGTTATTACAACTAGGACTGAAGAGCGTCAGATTGGTTGGTATGACCCTCTGGCACAATCCTTTATCGTTGATGAGGAAGGTGGTGTATACCTGACTGGTGTTGATATCTTCTTCAGGACTAAGGACGCTAACATTCCTATCTCCATTCAGATCAGGACCATGGAGAATGGTTATCCCACTAAGGATATTCTGCCTTTCTCTGATACTACTATCGATCCTGATACTGTTGAGTTGTCTGAAAACGCAAGTATTCCTACTCGCTTTACTTTCAGATCTCCTGTTTATATTAAGTCTTCGATTGAATATTGCTTCGTGCTTCTGTCCGACTCTAACGAGTACAACGTCTGGATCTCCAGAATGGGTGACATCGATGTGTCTGGCACAAGGACGATCTCTGAGCAACCCTATGCTGGTGTGCTCTTCAAGTCACAAAACGCATCTACTTGGACTGCTGACCAGTATGAAGACTTGAAGTTTACCATGTATCGTGCTCAGTTTACCCAAACTTTGGGTACTGCACTGTTTAATAATGGCACACTTGGACGTGGTAATGGTGGTATTCACACTCTGATTGAGAATCCAATTCAAACCATTAAACCTAAGCAAACTCTGCTGCTGCCTGTTGGCACAAACAATGAATTTACTGTTGGTGCAAGAATCATCCAGAATCCTTCTGGCGCAAGCGGCACGGTCCAAGCATTTTATGCTACAAAGGATCCTGAAGAGATTACTCTCACGGATATCGAAGGCACATGGTCTGCTGGTTTCCTTGATGCTAATGGTAATGCATTCCAAGGCATTGCATCTTCACAGTCTGTTGCAACTATTGTCCTCTCGGCAATCTTCAACGGCACATTTGAAGTCGGAGATGAGGTTAGTGGATCTGGATCTGCAGCAACTGGTATTGTCACCGAGTATGATTCAGGCACTCTGACACTGACACTCAACTATATCAGTAAAGCATTCGATGCTGCTGATACCCTGTCTGAGCCTGGTGGTACATCGGCAACGATTACATCCATCACATATACAGGTGACACTTACAATACATATCCTACGCAAGCACCTAGTTTCCCAAATGATGATAAGGAAATCCTTATCTACCATAGAAACCATGGTATGCACCAGCGTAGTAATAATGTTGAAATTTCTAATGTTAAGTCTGAAGTTCCTTCCACAACTTTGACCACATCACTGTCTGCAGGTGCAACTTCGATTCAAGTCCAAGACGCATCTTCTTTCCATGAAATTATTGGTGGATCTCCAATTGGTAACCTCAACCCTGGTTATCTGAAAATCTTCTCTAACATCCGAGAAGGTGTAACTGGATTGGGAGAAGCACAAGGAAACGAAGCAGAAATTATTAAATACTCTGGCATTTCCACTAACGGTCAAGTCATCACTGTCGCTACTAGCGGTAGAGGTGCAGATGGCACTGCTGATAGAGCATTCCCTGCAGGATCCATTGTTGAATGTTACAACCTTGATGGCATTCCTCTGACAGAAATCAACAAAGTACATGAAAGCATTGAATGTCCTTGGATTGATACTTACATGCTTCAGGTTGAGCACGTCGCTACGAATGGTATTCGTGGTGGTGGCACAAGATGTCGTGCATCTCAGAATGTCCAGTTTGAAACTCTGACACCTACTGTTTCTACAATGGTGCTTCCAGATACTGACATTACTGCTCGTGTAAATACTACTACCGCAACCTCTGTTAGCGATGGTGGTGGCGAAGGTGGATCTTCACCTAGAGACCAAAACTCGTTTATCAACAATGGCACTTTTGTGGATGTTGTATTGAATGAGCAAAACCAGTTTACCACTCCTCAGATGGTCTGCTCTAAGATCAATGAAGAAAACAAACTGGACGGTAACAAGTCACTCACCATGGCAATTCAGTTGACAACAGATAAACCCACTCTGTCTCCTGCTATTGACCTTGACCGTGCATCGTTGATTACAACTACCAACCGTATCAATGATTGGCCAGGTGGTGCTTCAGTCTATGGACAACAGTCTCAGATTGACCGCACTCAGGATGTGTCTCTGAATCCATACGGTGATCAAAATGACGCTGTGTATATCACTCGTCTCGCTCGCTTGGGTAGAGAAGCACGCTCACTGAAGATTGACTTCCAAGTCACACGTCACCCTGCTACTGAGCTTCGTATTTACTACAAGGCATTCAAGGTTGGTGACGCTACCGATCCTAATACAATCGGTTGGACGCAAATGGGTCTTCCTACATCAAATGAAAATCTTGGTGAAGCATATGATACAACTCCTACAGAAGAGTACCTCTGGAAGGATTATACATATGAAGCAAGGGGACTTAACTTTAACGCCTTCCAAGTGAAGATCGTCATGAAGTCGAGAAACCAAGCAAGAGTCCCACTTATAGCTGATCTTAGAGCTATTGCTCTTGCAACCTGACACGGTTGATTATAATTATTATTAGTCGATATGTCAACACCCAATGAAAATAAATTCCATAAAGATCTCATCCCCGTTAAGGGGAGAGATGGATGGTATCGTGATCCTTATTCAAATGCTATAGTGAATTGCAACGTGGATGAATACGAAGAGTACATGGCGGCGTATAGGCGTCGTCAGAATAAAGATCAAAAGTTTGAGACTTTACAAACAGAGGTATCTGAGTTAAAATCGGACATCGGTGAAATCAAAGACCTACTTAAATCATTACTAAAAGGAGAGTAAAATGCCCGCTGAAGTGACTGAAACCGCAACTCAAGAAGAGTTGCTTGAGCAATTCCGCACTCGCTATCAATCCCTGATCAAAGAGAATAATGATCTGGGTAAAAAGATTAAAGAGAATGAAGCAACTGCACTGAAACTTCTTGGTGCTATTGAGACTCTGGAGTATCTTGCACCAGATGAAGAGACTTCTGAAGAAACAGAAGCAGAATGACCCCTACCCCCGCAAGGGGGTTTTTTATTACGCATAAATAAGTCAGAAAGACTGTATTTCGTCCGTACTGCTAGGATCCTTAAGCAATGGCAAATAGAATTCAACTTAGACGTGATGGTGCCCAGCAGTGGGCAAACGTCAACCCTATCCTCGCTCAAGGCGAATTAGGAATCGAAATTGATACCTCGCGTATTAAGATCGGGGATGGCGTCACTGCATGGAACTCTCTTAAATATGAGAGACCGATTGAGACCGAATCAAATACCGCTAACACTCTGGTAAAGAGAGATGCTGACGGTAACTTTGAAGCAGGTGCAATTACTGGATCGCTGGTAGGTAATGCCGCAACGGCAACCAGACTCGCAAACGCAAGACAGATCGCCCTTGGTGGTGACATGTCTGGTGCAGGTACATTTGATGGATCCTCAAACCTCACCATTACTGCTGAGTTGAATTATGTGGTGGCACTTCCTCACTACGATGAAACCAATCTGAGTGCTACAGGTACATATACTCGTATTACGGTTGACTCCCGTGGTCGTATTGTTGATGCAGACAACCCAACAACACTGACCGACTTCGGTATTGCTGACGCACAACCATTGGACAGTGATTTGACATCACTGGCAAACATGACCACCTTTGGTATGCTTTCTCGTCAAGCAGAAGGCACGATTGTTTCTAGGACTATCACTGGTGGTAGTGGTCGTATTATTGTCCAGAATGGTAACGCACAGACATCAAACCCATTCTTGGACCTGGCAGATACCACAGTTGTGGTGGGTAAATATAACCCCATCTCAGTAATGGATCCACTGATCGATCCTCTGATCAGTGCAACAACTGGTGAGGAAACTGTCAATACAGTCAACTTCCAAGTTGACAGATATGGTCGCCTCATTTATGCTAATACCTCACCAATCGCGACAGCGACACAGGGGGCAAAGGATGGCACAACTTTCACCGTTTACGATAACTCTACTGCGTATCCTAGATTCAGCAAGATTATTGCATCTAATGGCAGAACATATCAGGCTGCTATTCGGGATATCCCCGCAGGACTCGGTGAGCCATCACACAACACCCAACAGGGCGATCAAGACGATCAGGGTGGATGGAGAGACCTGGGTACTGATGGAGTCGAGCAAAAGGGTATTGCGAGTTTCGACCAAGAAGATTTTGACGTAGACGCAAACGGTCACGTCACTATTAGTGAGAATGCAATTGAGAATTCTCAGATGCAATCTCATGGTCTGTTGATGTTTACTGACCAAAATGCAACAGAAACATTCGAGCTCGACCGCGAGCGCACAACTGATAATGCTTATCATGGCATTACCACCATTAACCACGTTAATGTTAATAACAGGACAGGGGATAGCGTATTCCGTGTCGTTGGTTACGATACTGCTGAGTATCCTTTCCAACCTGGCATTTTGGATCAGGGCAATTCCTACCCTGCTGTTGCTTCTGATGACCCTAATGGTAACGGTGATGCAAACTGGGGATCGATTTACACTGGTCTTGTTGACCTTAACCTCGATTCTACCATTAGTGGTAACATTACTCTTGACGTTACAAAAACCAATCAGTTTATTAAACGAACGTCGGGTAATGTAGATTTCCATCTCGAAGTAAACGAGGCGGCAGATCGCAACATGAATATCACCGCCAACAATGCTGATGCTGGCGGCACTGCAAATATCAATATCACTGCTGACAATGAGATCACAATCTCCAGCACTGACGCTGCATACTTTGTTAATGTAGAGGACTACAGATTCCAATACAACGTTCTGAGCACCCGTGACGCTACCATGGTGCTCGATCCAGGGGACGATGATGCAGCGACGGGTCTTGTGCAGATCCGTGGTGACCTGCAGGTAGATGGCACCACAACCACTGTAAACTCAGTGGTCATGACTGTACAAGACCCGATCATCACCCTGGGTGGTGAGGATACACTTGTTGCAGATGATAACAAAGATCGCGGTATCGAATTTAGGTATTATGATACCCAGGAGAGATTCGGATTCTATGGTTGGGACGAAGATTACGCGGACGCTAACATATGGAATGGCACTGGCGGGTATCGCTTCCTCTACAACGCGACTAACTCAAGCGAAGTTTATTCTGGCACTGACGCTCCTATCATTGCTGGTAACCTCAGACTAACCACAAACACTTCTTCTACCTGGAAGACACCTACAACAGGCACCTTGGTGGTGACTGGTGGTGCAGGTATTTCTGAAAACCTCAATGTGGGTGGCACAACTCACCTTAATGGTAACGTTGAGATTGATGGCACGGTTGACATCGATGCCAACTTTGCTATTAGAAATAATACGACTGATAAGTTTACTGTTGAAAGTGCAACAGGTAACACAGTTATTGAAGGCACGGT